AGTCTTGAAATACTGAATTTTTTCTTCTGATTTCTGAATTTCAGGATCGCTATCATAATAATAATCAAGCTCACCTTTAAGTATTTTGAGACCGTCAAAAGGATCAGCTTCCCAACCAAGTTCCACGGTTGTCTCTTGATCCATCTTACCATTATAGTATAACCATTTTTGTTTAAGGAGAGTTTTTTGAGAAAATTCTGCACGCTTCAACTGAAGTTTTGCAGTTGATAATAGTTCTAAATATTTTGCGTGAAGAATTGGTGCTTGACGTGATGATTCATCTAGTTTCATTTCGTCAATCATACAGTCTTTGCTCCACATTTCGTGGATGCTTTTCAAATCAATCATAATATAACTCCATACTATAAAGTATTTATAACAGCTGTCTTTCAACTGTGATAGATGGTGATCCATCTACATTTGTAGTATATGATGCTCCAACCATTTCAAAATAAGAAAATCTGAATGAAGCTCCAAACACCACAAATGATTCTCCACCAGTTGTTGTTTCAAATTGAATGTCTGTTAAAGCTGTAGGAATACAATCTATATATCTTATTTGCTTTGTAGTGTTGTTATGGCTTGATAGAATTGATAAAGTCATATCTGCCATTGCAGGCGGCTGTTCTGCAGTTCTTTGTGAAGGAGATACCACATTAATATCTAAGTTTCTTCTCATCCACGAATACATTTCGTCATATGCGTTCATGTTTTCATCTAATAGAATATTTGCTTGAAGCTCATTAAATGTAAGTTTATCACCGATAAATGGTACACCGGTAATTTTTTTGTATGGTACTTCAACAGAATTCATAATCATGCCAGGATGAATAAAGCTTTGACAAAAGAACTCAAGATTAGGATAGTTCTTTCTATCAATCGTTACCTTAAACGATGTAGGTTGAAGATAATTAAAATTGTCAGTTAAGTTTGCCATACCACTATTTATACATGTTTAGATAAAAAAGGAGCGGCCTAAGCCGCTCCAGTTTATTAAGTTTTTTATTATTAGAACTTACGCGCCGAGGATGTTATCCACGCGGAAGATACGATAGTACTGGTTGCTGCGAGCAGTCGCCAGACCATCGGCAGGGTTAGCACCTACGAATGGGTTCGAAGCCATGCCGTAGCGTGTCTTGAAGCCAATCTTCGGCTGGAAGGTATCCTCACCAACGGCGCGGACCATTGTCAGCGGAACGTATGGGCAATAGAATACACCAGCATCGTATGGGTTAGTTCCCTTATAGCCTACGTTGATGTAGTCGCCGGTTGCATATGGGTCAATGTAGACTCTCATGCGGCCGTTCAGTACACCAGCAAAAGTGTTGCCAGTATCGTCAACGTTCAAGTTGGTGTTCATGGCAGGAGCATAGTCCAGCATGCCTGAAGCAGCAAGTGCAGAAGCTACGTCAGAAGAGCAGACCATGAAGTTACCCTTACCCCGACGAGTTTCTTTAGCAATTACGTTAGCTTCACGCTCGATCTGAAGAATCAGACCCTTGAACTTTTCTACTGACCAGCGGCCATCAGCGTCTGTCTGGACGTTGAAGATACCGTTGATAGCAGTGTTCGCCTGGAGAGCACCGGTCTTAGCTTGTGAGTTGATAGTACGTACAACTTCACGGTTGATTTCAGCAAGAATCTCAGTTGACAGAATATTTGCCAGCTCGTTCTCTGCATCCAGACCATGAATAGCTTTCAGGTCCTGAGCGAGTTCTAAGCTGTATTCTGCTTTCAGAGCACGTGACTTGGCAGTCACGGTTGCTTTATCGATGGTGAAGCCCATCTCAGCAAATGCTTCGCCACCTGCTTCACCGAGTGATTCAGCTTCGGCAGTGGTGTAGTTGTCACCGAGATATGGTCCGGTACGTGCATCGTCAATTGATGAGTCAACTGTACGAAGGCCAGCAGCAGAGTCGTCTTCAAGACCAACCAGGCCAGAAGGACCTGCGGCTCCGTTACCAGTTGCAGCGGAATCGCCAGAGAATCCAACAGCTGCTTCGTTGAACAGTGCTTCATCACCGGAAGATACACCAGCTTTGGTTGTCTTATAGCGTGACTTCATTGCGAAGATCAGGCCAGTAGGACCGGACATTGGCTGAACACCAGCAATGTCATAAGCCATCAGGTTAGGCATAGCGCGACGTACCAGAGCGATCAGGATCGGATTCCAGTTATCGGCTGCACCACCAGAAGCAACAGTACCTGCACCAGCAGCGTTGGTCGGAGCTTCCATGAGGCTTTGCTCACGAAGAGCCATTTCTTGGTTTTCCAGAATAGCAGCGGTTACTGCTTTTCTGTGATGATCTTTAATGGCACCCGCAGACTCTTCATTCAGAACCGGGGCCCACTTTTCTACGAGCTTATCGTAAGAAATAACGTTATGCATCGATTAGTCTCCTATTATTTTTTCGATGTACGATTAAGGGCGTTAAGATACTGAGCCATTGAGCCAGAAACTTCAACGGTCTCGCCGTCATCGTCATCTGATTCAAAGTCTGCAGACTCAGATACAGAAGTTTTCTTGGTGAAATATGATTCTTTAACAGTTGCAACTTTTGAAGCAAAAGTTTCTTCGTCATCAAAATCAATATCATCAACAAGCGACTTCAGTTTTTCGACTTGAGTGTCGGCGAGATCACGAGCTGCTTCACGAATGATAGCATCACGCTTGTATGTCTCGAGTTCCTCAGCCATTGCAATTGCCTGACCAGTTTGAGCATTCAGTTTTTCCTCCAGCTCTTCAACTGTCTCAGCGAGTTCGTCAACCAGGTCGACCTTTCCTTCCGGAACTTCGATGTAAGACTCAGTGAACAGATTTTTCAGGTTGTTCATGAAGTCCTCAGCGATTTCCGTGCGGAGGCCAGTCTGAATGGCTACTTTATTTTCTTCCATCCAGTTTTCAACTACGTAGTTCAGATAGCTGTCAACTTTCTCTACGAGATCACTCTTAGTAGATTCGATTTCTGCTCCGAGTTCTTCGTTATACTTTTCTTCAAGACGATCAATCTCTTCAGCAAGCTTAGACTTAATAGCTGCTTCAAAAATGATAGCAGTCTTCTCTTTAAACTCTTCAGACAATGTGGCTTCATTAGCCATGATTGCATTTAAGTCTTCAGAGAAATCGGCCTCGTAATTGATTTCTGCAGTAGTTTCAATTACTTCGCCTTCTTCGTCTTCAACGCTTTCAGCCATGATCTTACCATACATTGACGCAAGATCTTCTTTTTTCATCTTGGACATTTTCATGTATGCAGCATTGATCATACCAGCTTTTGTGCTAGGTGCTTTTTGCATTGGATCCTGTTTAGTGTTATCGCCTTTACGCTTCTTAGCAGTACCAGTTGCGTCGCCTGCTTTATCAACAGATGCTACTGACTGTGCTTCAGCGTTTTTAGGATCGTGAGCCATTGCCTCTTCCACGACTTCGTTGTCATCGTCATGGAGCTCAATGTCCTGATCTTCAATCATTTGATCTTCAGTCATTATTGACTCCTTTTATATTTTAGTTTTGAGCAACGAGAGGAAATTTTTGAACTCACGAACCTGAGTCTCATAGAGATCAGCACGTGGAGCTTTCTTAATTTCAGTCTCCATCTTTTCAATTGTCTGAGCTTCAATAATGCCGTTGTTCCATACCCACTCAACACCTTCCATTACTCCATTAACAAAAGCGCTAGGTGCGGAGGGATCCTGAACAATATCAACTGCGTTAAGCAGAAAATCTTCTTTTACGATCATTGCGCCATTACCTCGGGCCAAACTTCCCATACCACGAGTCGAAACACCCAGTTTGACACCGCCGTCGAGTAGTCCTTTAACGACTTCACCCATAGGAGTGTTCAAAATGGTTGCTTTACCCACAACATCGTTACCCTGCCAATCAAGGCTTTCGATCTTGTGAGAAACTTTATCTAAATTAACAGTCGGTCCTTCAGGATGATTTAACTCACCAACCGCTCGCCCTGGAACAACTTGCTCTGTGTTATACTTGTTAACAGCTGATTCCATAACTGCACGGGGATAAATACGACCGTTACGATTCTTAGCTTCTGCTTGCATGAAGATACCTTCAATTGCATAGGTCTTCTTACCGTTTTTTTCCTCGGTTAAGACTTCTAAGTTATTATCGGTATATTCTGCAATCAGTTTCATTTCTTTAATACCTTTACAAATTCAGTAGCAGCTTTTTCTGCTTCGTTTTTTGACTTATAAGAATCTAACCTATCACCATCCACATATGCAACGAAACCGTTACGTTCTTTGTGAACCATGATCTTGACTCTACCCACTCTTTTATTAACGACCATTTGGCCTTCGGGTTTTCGTCCAGTTAGTTCTCTTATTTGCAAAAAACTTTTCATTACTTGTTCTGCTAATTATTTATAATTTTATTATTTTCTACTGAGAAGAATTCTCGTCTTCTAGCTCTTCTTCGGATGAATTATCTTCGTCTTCTTCTTCATCATCCCATTCCTCTTCCTCTTCAGAATCATCTTCTGCTTCAAGGTCGAGTTCGAGCTGATCGTCATCTTCTTCGTCTGGTTCTTCTCCATTATAGATTTGACCCGCTAAATTAACTTTTTCTTGATCTAGTAGATCTGACATTTTAACTGTCATCATACTATTAAAAAGATCATTGGCTTTATTAAAGTCTTGATCAATAGCATGCTGAATCATATCCTGAAGAGGATTTGTTTCAACTTCATTTTCCATAGTTTCTTCACTCATAATTTATTCTCCTTGTTAAATTAATAATTTTGATCGCCAGCGACCATTGCAACTGTCAATATCAAATCTCCAACGTCAGTAGCATCACCATCAGATGCAAATTCGAATTTCGAAATTTGATTTACATATCCACCTGGACCTGTAGATGAAAATCCACCAGCAGTATATCCATGTGTGCGAGATGAATTTCCACCATGACGTTGACGATAAGTAATAGGATTAGCTACATCGACAGCATTCCCATCAGCGGCAAATGGAAATTTTTGTATGATTATTGAATCAGTAGTAGGTATTGTTACACCGCCAGTTGAATATCCATGAGTTTGCGAAGACATACTAGCTGCATGACTTGTTGGCTCTGCTAAATCTCCTACGTCGGTCGCATTTGCATCAACACTAAAAATAAATTTTTGAATTATATTTTGTGATGTGTTACCGGGGTTTGTTCCACCTGACACATAGCCGTATGTTTGTGAAGCATTTCCGCTAGTTCCTCTAAGAGCAATTGTCAAATCACCTACATCAGCAGCATTAGCATCAGTGCTAAATGGAAATTTATCAATAATATTAGTGTTAGGAATTCCTCCTGCATTATATCCATTTTCTGTACTATTGACTCCACCAATAGAAGCTCTTGTTGAACCAGTAAAATCACCAACATCGGTTGCATTTCCGTCTGTTGCAAATGAAAACTTATCAATAGTGTTGACATAACCAGGATCTGCTCTTCCTCCGGAAGTGTATCCGCTTTCTGATGAAGATTGCCCAGCCGGCTGGTATCTTCCTAAAGTCAAATCACCTACATCAGATGAGTTACCATTTGACGAAAATGGCCACTTTTGGATTACATTTTGCTTAGCAGGTCTCATTCCACCTGAAGCATATCCATATGTTGCTCCTGACATAGGAGATGGCGGCACATATCCTAGATAATTATCTGCGACTCCCATATCATAAAACTTACCATCAGAATCATCCCATAAAAACATTTCATATGTTTTAGTCAAATAATGTAAAGACCCATCTGTTAAACTTGAAGAATCTAATTGAGTCAGTAGTGCACCAGAAGAATCATATTCATGAATAGTAACTCCTCCTCCACCACCAGATACTGCGCCATCTGCGGTAATGCTGCCTGTACTTACAGCTTGTCCTATAGCCTCAGCTATCAATCTACTTCTAGAAACTGCCATTATTCTTCTCCACTTGCAACAGGTTTCAACTCAAATCGTTGACCTTGAGGTTGCTGATCCTGTGGTTCTTCTTCGGGTTGTTCTTCTTGTTCACCTTCAATATCTTTTTTAATCTGTTCAATATCCTCATCAGAAAAATGTAACACGTTCTTTTGAATCCATTCTTTCGAGAAATAATCACCAACATAATTAGAAATTTGATCAAGAGTCTGAAGTCTTTCTCTCAGCATCTCAGCATCGCGTAATTCTGTGAAGTGATTATCACGAACATAATCAACAACAACATCATTCTTCATTGTATCCCAATCTTCTTGAGTCACAATGCCTTTGAGAATGAGTTGTTTTCTTAGAATATCATAAAAAAGATGAGCAAATCTACGACGAACACGATCAATAAACTTTTGGAATTTAAGTTCATCACGCGACACTTCGGTAGATCTGCCAAGGCTAAATTGAGCTTCTTGTTCCAAACGATTAATTGGAACATTCAATGAACGATACAATCTTTTTTGAAAATAGATGATATCATCGATCTGGCCAAGATTCTCACCACCCGGAAGTGTGGAGATCTCAGTACCACGACCACCTTCACGTCTTGGAAGCCAAAAATCTTCGAGCATTGACATGTGTTTACGATCATCACGAATCTGACCAGTAGCTGCGTCATAGACAAGTTTATTTCTATAACGAGCCATGATATCTTTCATATATTGTTCAGCTTTACCACGAGGTAAGTTGCCGACGTCAATATAGAAGATACGGCGTTCTGGAGCACGTGCCAAACGGTAGATGACTAAAGAGTCTTCCATCATTCTTAATTGATTAATTGGCTTTAGTGCTTTATGGAGATACGACACCACTTTTTTACGAGATTCATCGAGCAAACCAGAAGTGCAATAAGAAATAGAATCAAGACTCATCTTGACTCCAGAATTCTGAGATGATCCCGGCTTTTCTTGATAGATGTAGTATTCATCCACTTTTTCAATAAGCTGAACACCGGTTTCTGGATCTTTTTTCTTTTTTACTTGTTTTACTTTTCTCATCTTAGCAGCATCGATAGGACGAATTTCCTGAATGCCTGCTTTTAGTTGAGATTCATTTACTACAAGATGGTGATATAATCTACCATCAATATACCATCTTCTAAAAATATCGTGGCCCAACTCGTTAAAGTTGAGCATGCTCACAATATTATCGAATTCTTCCTTAATTGTCTTTTTAATTTTATCGCTGACCTCGAGGTTATCCATATTGAGATCAACCGGTTGTTCTAATTCACTTCCAGCAATTGTTTCGCCAACAATATCTTCAATAGCTGCATCGACTTCAGGGTGCATAGAAACACCGCGATACTTCATAATTAAGTTATAATTATCTTTCGAATCATCGCCGTCTATATTAATATATTGTCCGTAATGAGTACCAGATGCAGTTACGTAACCCGCACCATCATCATCACGCGCTGGAACGATGGAAGGCTTTTTCTTAGGATCATCCTGTTCAGCCCTTTTAATTTCAAAACCAAATAATTTAAGAGATCGATCGTTCGCTGCCATTTATAAAATCCTTTTGAATAAAGAGAGGGCCAGACTTCCAGCCCTCTCTATATTTATTTAAGTTGTAGTAGCTGGATTCAAGCTATCATGATACTGATACTGGAAGGTTACGGTAAACCTTTCAATTTCATCAGTCGTTGCATAGCTAACATCGATTGGTGAAAGATCTGTTGGGAATGCACCTCTAAAGATGTATTCTTTTACAGAAGCACCTGCACGATCCAACTGTTCTACTTTTAAGTCTGCCTCGTATGCAATCGGTGAAGCTAACCCAGTGTTAGAGGAATGAGCATTAATCCCATTCATCCAACGCTCCATTGAGTTCCTCACTGCGAAGTCTGTGTCGTTGATGATAGTGACTGTCCATTCTGCGAATGTACGATCACCAGCCATCTTCAACTGACGTCCACGGAAAGGAACAACGATTAGACCCATAGTGGATCCAGGAAGCTGTGCTGCTTCACAGAGGAAAGATGTCAGTTCTGCATCTCCATCTGCATATGCTGGAAAGTTAATGGTCGCTTTGAATAGATTCGGTCTAGCGCCACCACCTCTCAGCTTGGACTTAAAGTCATCAACTCCTAATACTGCCATTTTCTTATCTCCTTAGCGCTATTAAACTGTGCCAACGACTTCTTCAAAGTCGACGCCAGTTCTAACCGCCACAAAGTTCAGAGTGACATAGTTGATTGACCGAGCCGGTTTGATGAAGATGTTAGCAATGAATTCGTTGCGATCAATAACTTCAGCTGTGTTGTTTGTTTCATCACAAACCACTCTAAAGTCGGTGATACCACGACGACCTTTTACTTCTCTCAATACTGGCTCAACAATATTGACAAACTCTGCTCTTGTAAATTCATCGTTGAATTCAAAGAGTACAGATTCTGCTGCTCTTGCGATCGCTCTTTCGAGGACCAAGAAGAGACGACGTACATTAATACGATCGAATGCAGAAGGTCTGCTGAGTTTTGTTTTATCGCCGAACAAGATTAAACCTGTTCCTGGAATACTCGTGACCGGGTTAACACCAGAGCGATACAGTGTATCTCTTTGCGCTTTAGTTGGTGTATACGGAATTGAAGTTACTCCAAGATACTGGCCTCGTCTTTGACCAGCAGGGGAGAACCAAGGTGCTCTATTGAGATCAGTGGCAGCCATAATTCCAGCTGTTGAAGAAGCAGCAGGAATATTAATGTACTGATCATTATACTTATCGTACACTTTCAAATAGTTACCATCGACAATAAGATACGAAGAATTAGTGAACGTATTTGCCGTTGTGGTAATATTTGTAGTGATTGTTGCTGCGTTGGTCTGTCCTACAACATCAGCTCTTGCAGGAGAAGCTACAACAACGCAATCTTTTCTGGTGTTTGAAGCAGTTGCTGTAAGATCATTGACCACTGTGGTTTGATCCGTGCGGCTTGTCATTCCTGGAGCAATCAAGAAATCTACTTCGACGATGTCTTTATCTTCAAAGAGATCATGCCCGGTAGCAAATTGAGATGCACCAAGTGCTCCTGAATTCACACCGTTTGATAGAGTAAATCTTGACACCGCAGTAGTTGCAAAAGTGTCTGCACTATCGATAGTTGTTCCTGCTCCTACAGCATTCAGATCTGAATCAAATCCTACCATGTAAACATATGAAGATCTATCGTTGATTACTTCTTTTACATAGTTGTTAGATCCATCTGTATTTTTTGCATTTGATCCAAGAGATACAAACGGATATGTTTCCAGAACTGTGCCGGCAGTACCTGTTAAAAGTCCACCTGCATCGATGACTGCTACATGAGCCTCATCAAAGGTAGCGGATCTGTTTTGAGCAAAGGTGCTTGTGCCAGGCGCTGCATCAAAATTATTCTTGTATGTCCATGCATCGAAGAGAGTGTCACTAGTGCTGTAGCCACAAACTTCTACTTTAATACTATTGCCTAATGCACCAGGATATCGAGAAACAAAAGTGTGAGAATCTGAATCTAATGCTGAAAGCTGAGCATCAAAATCATCTTTGTTCTTTACTAGTTCGCTAGGTGGTGTTGCTGAAGCTGTTTGGCCTACACTTGCCACGGCATTTTTAGCCGCCGAAGTGACTGTACGCACAACTTGAAGCGAATTTGAATAGCGTAAGAAATACGCTGCTGTATGGAAATCAACTGTGTTAGCAGAATCTGGAGAAGCAAATGTATCAACCAACTCGGCTTCATTTGCTACACTCATTCTCTGCTCAACAGGACCCCATCTAAAATTACCTACGATCGCGCCGGTAGTTGACTGGACATTAGGCACACCGCCAGTCAGATCTATTTCTTTGACGACAACCGCAGGAGATTCGGACGGTGTAAAAAGTGCCATTTTTTCTTCCTTCTCGGTTACTAATTATAAGCTAAAAACATAATACGGTTGTTCAATATACCATTATTTATAATAATTTAAAAATTAGGATCGTATTCGATAGCCCAATCGTTGTCGTTCTTCTGCTCTAATTGATCAATCATATCAGAAGCATCGTCAAT